AACAGACCAATTTAGAATTGCGAATGCTAATAATTTTGTAGATTCTGTATTGGATACTAATAATTCATATTATGTTTTTCTTGGATTGTCAAATCCAGGAACACCCACCAGTCCTGTGGGATTTGGTAGAAGTACTACTTGGGGAACGGACACTAATTCAAGTCCGCCAAGTCCAATAGATAATTTGCAATATTTGAGTCATTATAGAAATACTTCATTATTTGGCAAAAGATTAAATAGTTCTAATGTCAGAAGAATTGTAAGAAAAGTTTCTTGGACATCGAATACTCGATACGACATGTATCGTCATGATTATAGTGTTCATAATTTATCCCCAAATGCTCAGACTGCAAGACTTTATGATTCTAATTACTATGTTGTAAATAGTGATTTTAAAGTTTATATCTGTCTTTATAATGGATCTCATGGTGATATTGGTGGATCATCAAATGTAAATGGTAATACTTCACAAGATGAACCAACATTTACAGATTTAGAACCATCAACTGCAGGAACTAGTGGAGACGGATACATTTGGAAATACTTATTTACAATATCTCCTAGTGACATTGTAAAATTTGATTCTACAGAATATATTGTCCTTCCAACTGATTGGACAACATCTTCCGATTTTCAGATTCAAAGTGTTAGAGACTCTGGAGATTCTACTTTAAACAACAATCAGATAAAGACTGTATATATTGAAGATGGTGGAAGTGGTGTATATACTGCAGGTACTTTTGATATTAAAGGAGATGGATCCGGTGCAAAGGTAAATATTGAAGTGAATAGTTCTGGAAACATCACAAAGGCAACAGTTGTTTCTGGTGGTTCTGGATATACCTTTGGAATAGTTGATTTTGGACATGCAGTAACTGATACTATTTCAGATCCGGCAAAATTAATTCCTATTATTCCTCCATCTAGAGGACATGGATATGATGTATATACAGAATTAGGTGCAGATAAGGTTTTAGTTTATTCCAGATTTGACGATTCTACCAAAGATTTTCCTACAGACACTAAATTTGCTCAGGTTGGTATTATTAAAAATCCAGAAAAATATAATTCTACAGGTATAGTTTTCACTGGAAATCAATATTCTTCATTGGGATCTATTAAATTAGATAGTACATTTAGTGGTTCTCCTACTGTTGGAGCAGCAATAACACAATCCACAGATAACGGCACTGCTAGGGGTTATATTGCATCATATGACACTGAAACCAGAGTTTTAAAGTATTATCAAGATAGATCATTAAATTTTGCAAATACTCTTGATCAGACTGATAGAAATGATGTTACCGCAAAAGCTAATGTTGTTAGTTTTGCATCAACAACAAATACTATTACTCCAATATCAGGATCAGTTGATATAAATTTCAGTGGAATCACAACAACAATTGGATCTAAACAAGTTAGTTTAGGAGTAACTTTCTCTGGAGGGGTCTCTGATCCTGAGATAAATAAAAACACGGGAGATATCATTTACATCGATAATCGTTCTCTTGTAACGAGAGACTCTAGACAAAAAGAAGACATCAAAATTATTCTGGAATTCTAAAGAAAAATGTCGCAAAAAACAAATTTAAATGTCAATCCATATTATGATGATTTTGACTCTGCAAAAAACTTTTTAAAAGTTTTATTTAAACCAGGATATCCAGTTCAGTCTAGGGAACTGACGACTTTACAGTCGATACTCCAAAATCAAGTAGGGAGTTTTGGATCACATATATTTAAAGATGGATCAGTTGTTGTTCCAGGAAATACTTCATATGATGGACAATTTTATGCTGTAAAAGTAAATTCATCTTTATTTGGAATTGATATTTCATTATACATCGATAAATTAGTTGGCAAAACAATAACCGGGCAAGTTTCGGGTATTACTGCTAGAGTTCAAAAAGTAGTTTTGCCAACAGAAAGTGATGATGTAGAGTATGTAACTTTATATGTAAAATACTTAGAATCTGATAATAACTCAGAATTTACTCAATTTAGAGATAGTGAATTATTATCTGCTAATAGCAATATAGTTTATGGTAATACAACTATAAACTCAGGAACTCCATTTGCTTCTGCAATCAGTTCTGACGCAGCTGCAATTGGATCGGCAGCATCAGTGGGAGATGGAATATATTTTATAAGAGGATACTTTGTAAATGTTTCTGCTCAAACAATTATTTTAGATTACTATACTAATACTCCATCATATAGAGTAGGACTAACTATTACAGAATCTTTAATCAATGCAAAAGAAGATGAATCTTTATTTGATAATGCAAAAGGATTTTCAAACTATGCTTCACCTGGTGCAGATAGATTAAAAATTTCATTAGAACTTACAAAGAGAGAATTAACAG